CTAACTAACAGCAATATCTCTGGCTATGAGGGGACTGCTAATACCTCAGCTATGCTTTACAACGTTGCTGCCGACCCTGATGGTGAGCTTAACGGCATGGGCTTTACTAAGGGAACTGCTGCTACTCACGCTATTGAGTTTGGCACTACAAGCCCTTTGACAATGACCCTACGTAACTGTGACTTCATAGGTTACAATGCTGCTAACAACGTTAACGATAGCCTGTTCCACATCAAACGAACAACTGGCACGGTGACGATCAACCTCGTTGGTTGTTCCACGGATAGTTCCTTTTCTTACCGTACAGACGGTGCCACAGTAGTCTTCGTTATTGACCCTGTAACTACTTCCATTAAGGTAGTGGATGCCACAACTAAGGCTAACCTTGCTGGTGCGCGTGTTCTTATCACGGCTGCTGCAGGAGGTCCTTTGACAGTAGGGACTGTTATCATTTCAGGAAATACAGATGTCAACGGTGAAATCAGTGACTCAAGAACCTTAGCCGCTAACCAGCCTATCACAGGTCGTGTTCGCCTTTCAACAACTCCCGGTAGTCTTTATAAGACAGGGGACGTAGTTGGTACCATTAACTCGCTGTCCGGTTTCAGTACAACTGTTCAGCTTATCCCAGATGAGTAAACTTACATGACATCAGAATTACAAAGAGAAATCACAGCCCAAAATGTTGATAAGCTTGTTGCTACTATTCGTAGTGAGCGGGAAGCAAGAGAGGCGCTGTATAAAAAGATCGTAGCTATGGAACAACACGTTCAAATGCTAACGGGGCGGATACAAGCTGCTGAGTCTAATGCTAATGCCGCCCTAGCGATTGTAAGAAATATGAACGGAAGTTCAACAACTTAAGGAGGCTTGCTTATGGCTATTTCTATTGATTGGGGTACAAGAGTGATCTTTATCCCACGGGCAGACATGACTCTATCACAAACAGTACCCACTGAAATCAGAGATTTGGACCTTAACGCCTTTCGTCTTGAACTCAAAGATATTGAAGATAGTGCTCTTGGCATGACCCAACCCACAACCCACAACCACGTTGCCCCTATTGGGGTTGGTGGTGTTACCCTTGCTAGGGTTGTAGAACTAATTAACGACTACACTGTAACCTTTGAAGACGGGTCTTACGCTGTGAACCTGCAAGGCGCTAACTCTAACATTGGTGACAAGGTTAACGTTAACACGGTTTCTGTGCGCTCTGCTAACTCAGCAGGTCTTGTGCAGACTTCGGAGATTGAGTACTCCTCTTTCCAAAATGCGGTGACTATCGATGTTATTAATGGCAAGGCTGGGCAAGCTTACCCCTTAGGCACTGCCCAGTTCCCTGTAAACAACCTTACAGACGCTAAGTTTATTGCTCAACTCCGAGGCTTTGATGTAATCAAGATCAAGGGAAACTTTGTCTTTGGAACCTCGGATGTTATTAGTAACTTCGAGTTTATAGGTCAGTCTTTGACTAAGACACGAATTACCCTTACAAACGAGGCAGTAATCACTAACTGCATCTTCAGAAACGCTACAATAAGTGGTTTCCTAGATGGGGATAGTAACCTCATCGACTGTCGCCTTGAAGGTATCAACTACGTGGACGGTAACGTTACAGGGTGTGAGATCGGTGTAGGTGACATTGTTTTGAACGGTGCGCTAGCGATCTTTGTTAACTGCTACTCTGGTGTTCCGGGTGGAGACCCAAACCAGACTGCTACTATTGACCTTGGTGTTGGGGGGACAGACCTTATTGTCCGCAACTACACAGGGGGCCTGACTCTCAAGAACCACTCCATCGGTGACGATAACGTTTCCATTGACATTCTCTCTGGTCAGGTTGTTTTCGACAGCACCATTACTTCTGGAACCTATGTAGTCCGAGGTGTTGGTAAAGTGGTAGATAACTCGTCAGGTTCCGCGATTGTTAAAATTGAGGTGCTTGATAGCCAGAACATTAATAGGACAACCTTTACAGACGGGGGTGTTTACCTCACACAAGGTGCGGCTGACAGCACAGATACCTACCCTAATGGAACTCCATCCCACCCTGTAAATAACTTAAATACAGCGATTGGTATTGCTCGACGTGAAGGTCTTTCTAAGATTTTCTTGTCCGGCTTCTTCTCAGCCCTAGCAACAGACGACCTTTCTGGTATTACAGTAATTGGTGGTTCCGGTTCTGGAAACGTTCTCTTGCTTCAGGAAGGAGTGGCTACCGTTTCTTCGGGCTTTGAGAAGCTTATTGTTGCTGGACAACTTGGGGGTCTCTCACGGATTGTTAACTGTATCCTTGGGGCAAATGGCCTCGGTGCCTTTACTGAGTGTGAAGGTCGTGTTGTAGACTGTATTATCAATACCACTGCTGGTGTGGCCCAGAAGACAACAGGGGCAGGAACCTTGTTTGACAACTGTAGTTTTATTACACCAAATGACTTACAGGTGAACTTGGATGCTAACGGTAAGGCTTTCTCTCTGAGGAAGTGTACTGGTCACATCCTTATTTCTAATGGTACTTCTACAGAAGCTCAAGAGATAAACCTTCAGGGTGGTCGCCTTGAGATTGCTCCTAGTTGCACGGCAGGGTCTTTTTACCTTTCCGGTGACGCAACTCTTACCGATAACTCAAACGGAACAACAGTTACAAACGATCTTACTACTGGCAAACTAAACGTAGTAAACACAGGGGTACAGAAGGCTTCCCTTCTCATTCCTCATACCGAAAACCTTTAGTCTCCATCTGAGGATCGAGAAAGGAAAACATAATGCCAAGAATTACTAATGAAGTTACAAGTCAGCCTATGGGGCGGTCGCGTATTACGTCACCCTCCAAAGACTCCGTTACCGATAATGGTACAGCCTTAGTCTCAATAGTGGATGGAGAGCAAATTCAAATTACTATCACCCTAAACTGGATGACAAGTCTCGTTGGCGCAACAGTCTTTGCCAAAGTGGTAGAAGGAAACAATGACGGTAATGGTACTGTCCCTGTGATAGCTCAAGCGGCAGGTGTTGTTACAACCCTCCCTATCATTGACTCTAACACAGCAGACAACACCTTCGTAATTGTTATCCCAGAAACCCTTATTGATGGTTGGGCAGTTCAGCCCACTGCAGATTCTCCGGTCTATGGTTTCATTGGCCTAGAGGTTGATGATGGTGGTGTTGGTGATGCTCGTCAGGTTTGGAAACCTATGCGAGGACTAGTAGAGGTTCTTTACAGCCCTTCTGAGGCGGTATAACAAATGAGCACCTACGGCCTTACAGTTGAAAACAAAACATATAACCTAACGCTTTCCCCAACTGAGTTGACCGTAAACGTACTAAAGCCTAACGACTATGTTGTAAACATTGATAACCCAAACTTCCTAACAAGCATTGATACAGTAGACTACAGTCTCTCTCTGTCAAGAACAGGAAGTCAGGGTTCTAAAGGTGATGCTGGGGACACTATCACTAACGCCGAAATTGTGGACAGAGAACTCCTAATCACTATCACAGACGCCCAAGGGGTTACAACAGTTATCAACGCTGGTGTTGTTAGTGGTGGAGCGGGTGGAGGGGCAACTTCCTTAAACGGGCTTACTGACGTACTTGTCACAACACCCCAAGAAGGCGATGCCCTACTTTTTGACAGCCTCTCTGGAGACTTCCAGAACTATCAACTTACAACTTCTCGAATGGTGGATGTAGACAACACAAACAGAGCAGACGGTTCTGTCCTTGTTTATAACGGTACTACAACTAAGTACGTCGCAACCAACTCTCTTGACAACTCAAACCTAACAGTAATCGGAGGTAGCTTCTAATGGCAACCAAAATCATTATTAAAAAGAATAGCACTTCTGGTGCAGTTCCCCTCTCCGGTGATCTGGATCAGGGTGAAGTAGCGGTTAACCTCGCTGACCGTAAAATTTATACAAAAGACAACTCCAACGCTATCGTCACCCTTGGCGGAGCTTATGTTGACACAGTGGCCCCAGCTACACCTGCTGAAGGTGATCTCTGGTATGACACAGCAGGTAACGTCCTAAACACTTACAATGGCTCTGCTTGGGTCTCAGCTGGTGGTAGTACTATTGCTTCCCTCACTGATGTAACTGTCACAGCCGTTGCCTCCGGTGAAGTTCTTAAATGGAACGGCTCTGCTTGGATTAACAACACGCTTGTTGAAGCCGGAATTGCTTCTATTGCTTCTGTACCCACGAACACTAACGAGCTTACTAACGGCGCTGGTTTCATTACAGACATCACAGGTGGAAGCCTTTCAGACCTTAACAACGTAAACATTACCACAATTGCCTCTGGTGAACTTATAAAGTGGACTGGTACTGAGTGGGTCAACAACACCTTGGTAGAGGCCGGAATTGCTTCTATTGCTTCGGTGCCAACAAACAACAACCAACTTACCAACGGTGCAGGCTATATCACAACTTATGTAGTCACGCAAGGCGACGTAACAGCACACCAAGCGGCTCTTTCTATCACAGAGTCCCAGATCAGTAACCTTCAGGCTTACCTGACTGCTGAAGCGGATACACTGGCCACTGTTATGTCTCGTGGTGCAACAACCGCAACCGCTATGACTATCACCAACGCAACGGCCTCCACAACTACTGGAACGGGTGCGCTTAAGGTGACAGGTGGTGTCGGTGTCGGTGGTAATCTAAACGTCGGTGGTAACACAATTATCGCTGGTAACCTGACAGTCAACGGTACAACCACTTCAGTGAACTCTAACACAGTTAACATTGGTGACTCTATTATCACTCTGAACTCTGATGAGGCGGGTACTCCTTCCCAGAACGCTGGCTTTGAAGTCGAGCGTGGTACGTCAGCTAACGTCTCCTTTATCTGGAACGAAGCTAACGATGCGTGGGATATGGGCAACTATAACCTTCAGAACGTGGTCATTGATGGTGGCACCTACTAACACTCTAGCCCTTACTCTATAGTAAAAGGATATGCCCTATGGCAACTAAGATTATTCCAAAGAAAAGTACGGTAGCAGCAAAGGTTCCCTTGGTCGCAGATCTTGATCAAGGTGAGCTTGCTATCAACCTTACAGACAAAAAGATCTATACTAAAGATGGTTCTAACGCTATTGTTGAGCTTAGTGCTAACCTTCCTGCTAACCTTTTTACAGGTACTACTTTTAACGGCGTCTACCCTATGGCGGTTAACGTGGACGGAACACTTTATAGTGATGCAGACATAACCTTTACAGGCTCTACAAGCACCTTGACCGTACCCAACATTTCAGTGACCGGAACCGTAGACGGTCGAGACATTTCCGTTGACGGTACAAAGCTAGACGGTATTGAAGCAGGTGCTACGGCAGGAATGCCTGCCACAGGCACGATGACAAGCCTAACAATTGGCGCAGGGGTTACTCTCTCAG